TTGTAGGTGGTGGTACAGGTTCTTATTACTCTGCGGATAACATCTTTATTCTCGGTAGACAACAAGAGAAAGAAGGCACAGAAGTTGTAGGTTACAATTTCATTATCAACGTAGAAAAGAGTCGTTATGTCAAAGAGAAATCTAAAATACCAGTTAATGTATCTTTTGATGGTGGTATTAGCAAGTGGTCTGGCTTACTTGATATCGCTCTCGAATCTGGTCATGTAATCAAACCTTCTAACGGATGGTATTCTAAAGTTGACCTTGATGGTGTTGTAGAAGACAAAAAGTATCGTTTGAAAGAGACTGATACAAAAGAATTCTGGACACCAATTCTTAGAAATGTAACATTTCAAGACTTTATCAAACAGAAATATCGAATAGCTACTGGTAATATTATGCGTGGTGATATTGAAGAAGCATTTGCAGTAGAAACTACTAATGGTGCTGAATGATAGACTGTATGATTCTAGGTGATAGCATTGCGGTCGGGACTGAAATGTTCCGACCTGAATGTGTTGCATACGCTAAAGGTGGTTGGAATTCTTGGCAATGGAAGAAAGATTATCTTCAAAATGATTTGACTGCTAACACAGTTATCATTAGCCTTGGTTCTAACGACCACAAAGGTGTTAAGACTAGAGAAGAACTAGAAATCATCCGTGGTAAAATTAAAGGTAGCAGAGTATTCTGGATTCTACCGGCAATCAAGCCTAATATTCAACAAATCGTAAAAGAAATTGCTGAAGAACATGGTGACACAGTTCTACCAATCACAAAATTACAACCAGACGGTATACATCCTAGTTGGGCGGGTTATAAAGAATTAGCCAGAGAAACAAAATGACAGAAGGTATTGACTATTGCTTTATCTATCCTAAAAATGATAAAACGGTAACTCACATCAAACTTTTAGATGGTGAATACAAAGATACCGTTTTTAAATATGGTAAAGTAAAAATAACGGAAGAAATAGACGGACCCCATTTACATTTTGCTTTCGATGTGTTAGAATCAACAGTCAAGAAGCCTAAAAAACTACAGAATGATGTTAATTTCAAACAGTATCTTGGTGATATGTTAGTTGAATTAATGAGTGATAATATTGACGAGGAAATAATTGATGAGACTAGAACAGACGATATTAAGGAACCTGATTTATAATGAAGAGTACATTCGCAAGGTACTCCCTTTCCTCAAAGATGAGTACTTCTCGGATTCAATTGAGAGGACAATTTTCAAAGAACTCAGCGCATTTGTTTCAAAGTACAATACTACACCAACGATTGAAGCAATTGGATTGGCCATCAAAGAGAGGAGAAATCTCTCAGATGCTGAAGTGGAGAAGTCAGAATCTTATCTACAAGAGATTGTATCGTCTAAGGGAGAAGAATCCAAGATTCAATGGCTTATTGAAAAGTCAGAAGCCTTTTGTCAAGAAAGGGCAATCTACAACGCAGTATTGGGGTCTATTTCTATATTGGACGGTAAGGACAAAACAAATGACAAAGGTGCGATACCCAAAATATTATCGGACGCTTTATCGGTAAGTTTTGACAATTCAATTGGGCATGATTACTTGGAGAACTCTGATGAACGATACGACTTCTACCACAGAAAAGAAGAACGAATTCCGTTTGACCTCGACATGTTTAATAAGATTACAAAAGGAGGTCTCCCGATTAAGACTCTTAATATTGCTCTTGCTGGCACCGGTGTTGGTAAGTCCCTTTTTATGTGTCATTGTGCCGCTGGAAATATGTCGATGGGTAGAAACGTTCTTTACATCACTATGGAAATGGCTGAAGAACGTATTGCAGAAAGAATAGATGCAAATCTATTGAATGTGACACTTGATGATTTGTTAGATTTACCTAAAGAGACTTATGATAAGAAAGTTGCGAATCTTAAGAACAAAGTAACAGGTAAATTAATCATCAAAGAGTATCCTACCGCATCTGCATCATCACTACATTTCAGAACCCTACTTAATGAACTTAATCTTAAAAAATCGTTTGTTCCAGATATCATCTATATTGATTATCTTAATATTTGTTGTTCTTCTCGAATTAAACCCGGTTCCAATATCAACTCCTACACCTACGTCAAATCCATTGCAGAAGAGTTGCGAGGTCTTGCCGTTGAATTCGGAGTACCAATTGTTTCTGCTACACAAACAACACGGTCAGGATATGGTAGTTCAGATCCAGGACTCGAAGACACGAGTGAGTCTTTTGGTTTGCCAGCTACAGCCGACATGATGTTTGCCTTGATTAGTTCTGAAGAACTTGAAGGACTCGGACAGATAATGGTCAAACAGTTGAAAAATAGATACACAGACCCATCACAATTCAAAAGATTTGTTGTAGGTATTGACAAACCTAAAATGAGACTGTATGATATTGATGATTCAGGTCAAACAGGTATCGTTGATTCAGGTATGCCATTTAAATCTGAAAGTCCTAAGAAAAAGTTTGAAGGTTTCAAGGTATAAATAAACGATGGGAGTCAATACACAAGCACTAATAGACGAGAAGGCGGCCTTTAACAAGGTCAAAAAACTTCTTGGCAATCCACAAACATTTGCAGAACCTGCAGGCTTTGATGTAGGATTCCCTGACTTTGGTTTTTCAGTATTTGTCAATAAGAAACGTGTTGACTTATTCTTTGAATATAAATCAAGTTATAAGGCTCAAATGGGTTCAATGAGAAACTGGACATTTGAGAAAGGTGTTTTTGATGCACCGGATGCGGAAACTTCACAAGAAAAACAGCAACTGCTAGAAGTTATGAACGCAACAAAAGCGGCAAAAGATAATGCTGAAAGATTGCTTGAAGACTTTCATAATTACTTTGACAATCCTAAAAAACCGATGTATAATATCACAAAGATTTCATCGGGTATGCTTTCAGTTGAAAAGAATCTTGCTATGAGAAAAGTTAGACTACAACACTTCTCAAACAATACTGAAAAGTTTTCAATTGCAAATATTGACAGCAGTAATCTTGGTGCTGAGATTCTAAATCACTATCACAAAAAGTTTATTAAGAATCTGAACAAAGAGGCAGACCATAGTATTCTTTTTATGATGCTAGATGATACAGTTTGGTTTGTTGAAGAGACCGGTAATCTAGATTTAGCAAGTAAAAAAGATGTTGCAAAGATGTTTGGTACTGAAACAATAACTCACTTAAATACTCTTAAAGCAAAGTTAGAAGTTCGTATTCAACCTAGAGGTTTAACCGGTGGTGCAAAAGCACCTTCAATTGATGTTATGGCTTCTTTTAGATTATCAGCAAAACCAGCAGGCGGAGTTAAAATATAATGGCACTAAGCGAATTCGATAAGATACTACAAGAGTATAAAGACTCTGATGATGACTTTGGCTTCTCTACAGTCAGTAAAGAAGAGTATGATGCAGTTGTAAGCAATACAAAAGCACAGACAGTTGAAGATTATCAAAAGAAACTCAAAGAACTTGAAAAGATTATTATCCCGTTTCTAAACAAACTACATAGTACAGGAGACAAAGAATATATCTTCTGGCCTAATCGTAAACCTATCATCGAAGAACAGATAAAGAGAATACTACAACTAACACGTTAATATTATGAAACCTTTGGTCACAGTCATCACGCCTACTACGGGCAATCAAGTGGTTCGACAAGCAATCGAATCAGTGAAAAATCAAACTTACGATAACATACAACATCTAGTTGTCACAGACGGCCCTCATGGTGCCGCTAAGATAATTTTAGATGATTATCCTGAGATTGACAAAATCAAACTACCTTATTCAACCGGTAAAGACCAATACAACGGTCACAGAATCTATGGTGCAATGACATATATTGCTAAAGGCGATTTTCTTTGTTTCTTAGATGAAGACAACTGGTACAAACATAATCATATTGAAGAACTTGTAAAAGTTATTGAGAAAGGTAATAAGTGGGCATACACGTTACGTAAAATTGTTGACCAAGAGGGTAAATATATATGTAATGATGACTGTGAATCTTTGGGTAAATGGACTTCTGTTATCAACGACCAGTTCATTGATGTTAACTGTTATATGATACCAAGAGTAGCCGCTTTAGGTTTTTCACCGTACTGGTATCGTAGAGCAAGACATCCACAAGAACAACCAGAGGTTGATAGAATTCTTTCACCGTTTATGATGCAGAATTTCAAAGAATTTGATTGCACATATGATTATACGGTGAATTACAGAGTTGCAAGTAGAGCAGATTCTGTACAAGCAGGTTTCTTTCAAAAAGGAAATGAAGTGATGTTAAAAAAATATAATGGGAAATTACCATGGCAACAAAAGACTTAATAATCGGTGCATTTAAAGGTTACAATTTTAAACAAGTTGAACCTTGGGTTAAATCTCTAAACGAATGTGGGTTTGAAGGCGATAAAGTAATTATCTCTATCAATTCATCTGTAGAAACAAATAAAAAACTTCAAGATGCCGGTATGACTGTGTTACCATCACAGACTCCTGGTAACATGATGTTTCACATGGAACGTTTCTTACATATCTATGACTATCTAAGAACACATGGTGAAAATTATCGCTACATACTTACTACCGATGTTCGTGATGTAATCTTTCAATCGGACCCTATGGATTATATTTCTAAGAGGATGCAAAATCCTTTGAATAAATTTATTGCCGTATCTGAATGTATTCAAATAGAAAACGAGCCTTGGAATCGAGATAATATTATTAAATGTTTTAATGAATATACATATAATAATATCAAAGGTGAAGAAGTCTTAAATGTAGGAACTCTTGCCGGCAAATCAGAATATATTAGAGACTTATGCGGGATGTTATTTCATATGTCTTCTAATCGTGCCGATTGGGTTGCAGACCAAGCCGCCTATAACGTAATGATGAATTATGAGCCATATAGAAGTCAATCTTTTGTTTCAGATTTAGATGAAGAATTTGCTTGTAACTTACATGTAACAAATAAACCGGATCAGATTGAACAATTTAGACCATTCCTAACATGTGGGGTACCAGAAATTACTGAAGATGCATTTGTTGTAACTGCAAAAACAGGAAGACCATATTCTATCGTTCATCAGTATGATAGAGTACCTGAATGGAAAAAAGCAATATTGAAGAGACTTGATATTGAAGATGCTGACGAATTTTTTACTTATAAGGTGTAAACATGGGAATGGTAAGAGAGAGTTTGATACTATATAAATTAATTGATGATAATGATTTTTTAGATTTCTCTACAAATATTAAAGTTGCGGATATTGGTGCCCAAACAATACATTTTGATGATAAACCATTCTTTGATATTATTTTAGAAAGTTTTGGCCTTGATAAATCAATATCAGAAAATTTTTATCACAACATGACAGCACGTTTCATGCA